GGGTTTCCAAAAGCACCCATTTCTGGTAATAAACCAGAATATAAGTTTTAATTAAAAATATAAATTTATATAGTCTTAGAGGGGTTTTTTTCTTTCTTAGTTCCCTTCGTTAGTTTCCCCCTCTAGGACATAAAAAATATGACAATCAAAATTGCAGATTTAGATAAAAATATTAAGGCAAAGATAATTGCTGATCGTGAAAAAGATTATGGAGATTATCAACATAACTTTATTATGTTAGCTGAAATGTTTACGTTAGTGTTAGCAAACAATTTAAAAAAAAGAATTAAACCACACCAAGTAGGTCATATTATGATGGCATTAAAACTTTATAGATCAACTAGAGGATATAAGGCTGACAACTATCACGATATGGGTATATACAATAACATGGCATTTGAATTACACAAAAAAGAGGTTGCCAAAAAGGATAAATAATGTCAAAATACATAAGAATCAAAAATGGAGAATGTAGTTTTATACTAACAGAAGAGTTTGATTCAGTAGAGAAGGCTGCCAATGGTTCTAATAATGGAACAAATGCAGAAGTAAAAATCGATAATATTAAAGTTGATTTTACAACAGTAAAAAAGGAGCAAGATGACGGAAACAAAAAATCGTCTACAAAGGCTGATGGACAAGCAAAGGAAAAAGAGTGAGTTGTACATTGCTTCAGTTCAGAGAACTAATAGGTTAAAAGCAGAAAGCTATAACTTATATTTAGAGTGTGCCAGATGTAGAGAAGAGTTAATGACAGCTTAGTTATTAATTTATTATAAAAAAAACAATGGGAAAGTAAGGGGATTCTATGACTAAAAATACAAATTTCAATGAGATTAAACTTGCAATGAGAGCAGGACATTACCAAGATTTAAATACAAGAGAACAAAAAATATATAAAAACGCATTTGTTAATGGTTATAAGTTAGCCAAAAAACATTTAAAAGAAAATGGTTATGACTTGGTAAAGATTGTAGGCTATTCTTTTTCTTCTCCACAAAAAGAAACTATGGAAAATATTGTTGACTACATTTGTAAAAGATATGAAGTATCAAAGGTAGAGTTGTTAAGCAAAAAGAAAACATTAGATATTGTTAGAGCAAGAAATATTATTCATAACTTGCTATCAGAAAAATACAAAATGAATCTATCAAACATTGGTAAGTATTTTAAACAAGATCACACCACAGTATTACATTCTATAAAAATGAAATCTAATAAGAAAAGATATTGGTCAGAGGAGCAAACTATATGGCAAGAGTTTCAAGAAATAAAACAAGCGTTGTAGGTATCAATTGGAATCTAAGATATAGATTAAAGATAGAAGATCAAGAGCATACCATAGATGATCTTAGGTCCTACATTAGACAGTTAGAAAGAAAGAATAAAAAACTACTTCTTAAATCCAGCTAACATAGACTTGTAAGACTTAGCACTTACAGTAGACTTAGCTTTTGTGTTTGATGTACCACTAGCTTTTTTTTTGTTCATATTATAATACAAACCTTTTTTAGCCATCTTACCAGATTTTGTTTTGTGATAACCCGGCATTAGTTTTTCTTTTTAGGTTTAGATTGCATGATCTTTTTCTTCAAAGTTGAAGGCAAAGTTTTTTGTTTAGATGTTAATTTACTTTTTACTTTTGGTTTTCCGTACATAGTTATATCTCCTTTTCGTAAGTGGCATCTTCTGCCATTGATTGTTTTTCTTTAATATACTTATCAAAACAACTACCATCTTTTCCGTCATGGCAAAAGTGTTTTTTTTCTGCGTTCACAATCCAGCCACCAGCATCACTTAACATTTCTTTTTGACACACGTTGCACCACCCCGCAGCCATTACTGATTTAGCTTTATTCCAAACTTTGTTTACCATTTTTTGCAGCTCCAATACCCAGCAGTTAATACACTCTTCTTGGTATCGCATTTGTGTCTAGCTCTAAATGATTTTCTTCTAGCTGGATCAGATTTACCAATAGTCATATTGGCATCACCATATCTAATAAGTTTTATTGTATCACCAGACTTAGCAAGTACAGAAAATTTTTTAGTTTTAGTTCTGTCGTTCTTAGGTTTATTATAACCAGAAAATTTTTCACCCCTATAATCTATACTCATATTCTTTGTTTACTTTCACATGAAAATTTAGTGTACGCACCATAATTATTTACAAATTCTGCACCTAATTCTAATATTATTTCTTCTGAATGACTATAACCATAAACAGTACAATTGTATATATCTTCAAATTCTATTTGTGGAGTTGCAATAGGTTGACAGTTGTTGCCGGGTGTTGTGCTACACATAACCATAAGTAATAAAATTACTTTCATTTTAATATAAGTTTTACAATGGATTTTTCACCCATATATATTTCTGTTTCTGCTTTAGATTTTATACATTGATATTCTACATTAGCATTATAAACTCTGTTGGCTATTCTTTTACCCTTTAAACAATGTGACATAGATTCTTGTATTCTATGCTCACGAATTTCTCCATTAACAATCATCAATAATGCTACAACTACTTCAACCATGACTACCATTACCATTTTGTCTTACTTTATCTTTTATTTTTTCAATATCACTTAATGCTTTTTCTAATTGTTTAGTTACAAATTCTATATTAATTTTGTTGTGCATCATATCTTCTATTCTTTTTTCTAATTTTTCAGTAGTCTTATATAAATCTTCTAACAACATAAACTGCTCAGAATCCACAGTAGTCTGTTCAGATTTTTTTAATAAATCTGAGTTCATTAATTCTCTTGACGTTTCAAGGCTAGTTAATCTTGCTGTAATTTCTGTGTATGCAAAAGTACCTGCAACAATAGCAAAAATTATTCCAATCATATTTTTGATTGGCATACTTACTGGTGTGTCTTGTGATATTTTCATGGTGTAGGTATTGGCAATTCTCCTGTTAAATCTTTAGGTATTATTAATTTTTTTTTTGATCCTATAAATTTATCTCCCATTATTTTAATCTCTGGGTTTTCTTTTTTGTAATCATCTTTTAATTCATCCCAAAGACTACCTTCAGGACTTTTATTTTCTGGAATTACTATACCAGAACATTTTGCAACAATTAAGTGAAAGTTTGGATTGTATTTTAAAGTAGTATTTTTATTAACTTTCCCACACATTTTCATTAATTCTAATTGTTGTTTTAATTTTATATTTTCTTGCTGTGTTTTTTTAAATTCTTTTGTACAAGCTGAACCTAAATAATGTCTGTAAGTAAAACTTAATACGTCTCTATCGGTGTCGCTATCATAATTAGATGATGGACTATAATGTCTGTAATCATTTTCTTGTTCACTTGTTTCTATACGAACATCAAACGAACCTGTGTTACAAGTGTTATATCCATTGTTTAAATATTCATTTTTAGGATAAGCGGGATCAGCAAAAAAAGTTAGCATTGATAACATTAAAATAAGTATGGCTGTAAATTTGTAATTCATACTGAGACACTCCATACATTACCTATTTAAATCCTTAATATCGTAACTGTGTTCTCTAACTTGATCGGCTAAAGTTCTATATAAATTCTCTGCCATCTGCCATGTTGCTTCAGCAGAAGCTAATCTTGTATTTATATCTGTTAAACTTTTTTGTGCAACATTCAAATCTCTTTCAAGATTTACAATATGTTGTTCTGATCTATTAATTGTATCTGTCAAGCCAACTATATATTTTACACCAGTAAAAGTTCCAAATAATACAGAAGCTATAACTGGTATTAATACAAAGTTTTTTTTGAATAGCTCGGCTATATTCATATAGCTACTATAAAATAATAAATATAACTAATAATGTAGAAATAATTATTGATACTTCTTTGTGATCTGTCCAGTAATGAACAACATTTGATTTAATTTTATCTAACATATTAAAACCTCTCTATTATTTTTGTTTCTACAGTATCTTACTTACCTTGTCCACGATTTTTTGATTTACCTTTATGAAGTTTTTTAGACTTATTCATAGAAGATAGCTTAGGTCTCCTACCTATAGAGGTTTTTTTTGGTATTCTTTCGTGAGGTTGATTTGCTACGTTGAACTTTACTCTTGCCATTTTTTCCTGTTTGTTGTGATAATAAACTTGTTTTCTTATTATACTGACTAACAGATGCTGTCATTATATTTCTACTCACTTCTTATATCCTAATCCTTTAACTCTATCTCCCCATAGCTTTTGCCATGACCAAGTGTTTAGTTTACTAGAATAATGGTAAACAAATAATACTATATGTTTCATTTTTTCCTCATTATATCTGCACCTTTAAGACCATAGATAGCACTAACTACACCTATAAATATGGCTTGATACCAGTAAGGAAGTTGTTTAAAATACTCAAAAAATAAATTTAGTTTAGTACGAATCTCTGGATCGTCAGAAAACACAGACCAAACCAATAACAACATAGGCATAGATACGAGAATGAGGACAAACTCATCCTTCCAACCATTATCATTACTTTCAATAACTTTCGCTTTATATTCAAGTTCACCTGTAGCCATCTTCTCCGCATGAACTGCTTGTGCTGAAGCGATATTCATACGAGTTTCTTGTTTCTTTTTATATATGTGACTACCAGCATTAACTGCTAATTTGATTGCACTAATCCACATTTTTCTTCTCCTCTAATTTTTCTATTTTAGACAAAGCATCATCTAAGTCTTTAGTACAAAACTCTAGCTTTTGCAAACATCTTTTATTAGCAGCATCTTTAGATTTACCAGCATCTTCTAATTCGTTAATCTGTCCCTTTAGTATTCTTAATTGATCTTTATATTCGTTAAGAATGTCTATTGAATTGTCGCTACTCATATATGATTTTGACCTTTAGTCTTTTTTGTTCTGGAGTTGTGGCTCTATGGATAAGGCTGCCGATTCTTTTTCTTTCATAACCATCATTACCTATGTAATCTCTTTTTCTATAATTTTTAGACTTAACATCATAGCCTTGATATTCTCCAGTTGTAAGGTCTAATGTTACTATATCTACTGGTCCATTACCACCTAAAGGTGTGAATACTATCATATTGGGATTGTCAGCTAGACGTAATTGTACTCTCAATTCCTGCGTTAAACCAGCTATATTTGTTTTTCTATTAGCCATCCATGTTAAAGAAACCGACTAAAGCACCTATAACACCACCAATAATAATTAAAAGATTGATAGCACCCTTGCCTTTTGACATATCGCTTCTTAATTCTTTTATTTCTTTTTTCATTTCATCTATTGATTTTACCAATTGAGCCATTCTTTCGCTACAAATTTTTTCATGTGATGATAATCTAATACCATTATGATCTTCGGAGTTAGAATTGGATTTTTTTCTAACCATCAAACAATAATTTTAATTAAGCTGTGTATGCTTTACCAGCAGTAATAGCAGAATTAGATGCTGTCATACTTTCAGTAGTCCAGTAATCTTTAGCAACCATAAGCTCTAAATGTTCAACATTTCTGTCAACAGCTAATTGTTTATTTTCAGCTTCTTCGTCAACCATTTGAGTACCAGCAATAACTTCATTAATTAGTGTTACTGAATGACCCATAGCTGTAAAATCTTGTGCTATTTCTTCTGCTGTTTTTACTTCTTCACTCATGTTATATCCTTTTAGTTAGTTGCACACGCAACAGGTTTTGTTTTATCTATTTTTTTAAAACTATCAAGTATTAATTTAGGGTCTACCATAACATTTCTAGGGTCACTTTCAAGATATTTTGTTTCATCCCAATCATCTTTCATATGAAATTGTAGGTTTTTATTGTGTGAATAACCAAACTGTGTCCACCTTGTTGAACCCCAAATAACTACTCCATGTTTTTCTGCAGATGCTGAAAAATGATTTAA